ATCTACTGCACTCTGTACCTTGGCTTCTCTTTCCTTATAGAACTTCTGCATCTGTACAGAAGACTCAGGAACATTACCAATAACCTTCTGCTGGCTTAGTAACGACGATAGGTTGGTCAACTCAGCCGGAGTCAATGGGATACCGTATTGACCTGATTTAGCCCTGAGTGAAGCAACTAGATTAGGATCAACCTGAGCAATATCCCTAGCCAGTCTACGTTCTTGGAAGCCCTTACGAACAGCAGGAGCTAACTCAGCAGTACCAGACAATAGACCAGATAGACCAACTTGGAACGGGTCAAGCTCTTGACCTGCAATCTTCCCTGCAATCTTCTGACGCAGATAGTTCGTTCCAGCAGCCACAGCACCAACACCACCCGCAGCGGTAGCAGTACCTAACGGGCTAGATATAGCCAATGGAGACAATGCAATACCAGCACCAATGTCAGGAGCCATCTCCATTACGTCAGGAGCATAGTACGCTGCAGTAGCACCTAAGCCAGATACCTCTTTATAGAACTTCCCGTCATCAGCCTGATACGCAATGTCACCATCGATGATTTGGTATCTGCTAGGCGATATACCACGCTGTGCTGCAAAGTAATTAACCGCTGCTTGCTTGTCCGTAGGGATACCACCCATGAAAGCAGTAAGCGCACTAGCACCCCTAGATGGTTCTGAGATGACTGTAGGCTTTGGCTCTATAGGCGCAAACTGACCTGATCCAACCTGCCTACCAGAAGTAGCTTTATTGCCATACAACAACTCATCCGTTACGTTACTAGATACGGTTGGCTTTTTTGTACTATCACCATAAAGCAACTCGTCAGTAATAGCCATGATTACTCCATTAAGCCAAATTCACGAGACAAAATAGCTCTTACGATTGCCTTGTGGTTAGGGTCTTTATCGCTGTAGTTCTTACCGCCAAACAACTTATTATCACCTTTCAATGCTGCTTCACGTTGACGCATCAATGTAGGTATCTTATTAACATCAACATCCGTCATCTTTAGACCGTTCTGCTTTATGTAGCCCAGTCTCGCTTCATACAAGCGACCTTCTCTTAGCTTCGCATTTAGCTTTGACAAGAATTGTGTCGGGCTATCTTTCTGTGGATCAGGAACACCCTTTCTAATACGGGCTTCTTCTTCACCAGAACCAACAGCAGCACCAGTAATCAAATTGATATAGCCATTCAACTGGTTATAAGCATTTTGAGCAAACTCAGAATATTCAGCTAACTCAGCGGCTTGCTCAGGAGAAGGCTTTTTCCCAAACTTCTCCATTGCCGCTATAGCTTCCATTTTTAACTGGAATGGCTTTTCTAAATACTTAGGACTGAAGTTTGTAGCAATGCTCTGCAAGTTCAATCGGTTTTGACCCAACTCAAGCAGTTGAGCATCTACTTTATTTGCACCTTCCTTACCAAGCGGTGCTGCTCCAGCAGGATATACATTAACATCAGTTTTTGATGCTTTGCGTCTAGCCACTTCAGCAGCTTGCAGTTTCGGATCAAGGTCAGCAAGAATCTTAGAATCATCATTTAAGATGTTTTGAACTTCTGAGTTAATTTGATCCTTAGTTAATGTACCTGCTCTAGAAATAAGCGCATTTACCCTAGGCTGAAGTGTTGGATAAACATTAACAAACTGTCCGCGCAGGGTATTAATGAGTTCTTTTTTATCCAACTCAGCAGTTTCAGTACCCTCAATCTTAGAAATCTTGCCGCTAAAATCCTCTTGCCATTGCTGACCCTTGTTAACTGGGAAGCCTCGGTTTTCTGCTTCCTCTTTTGGCAAAATTCTTACTTTTTGGAATTGAATAAGTTTCCCGCGCTTGTTAGAAACCAATGCGCCATCTCTTACAAAGTATTCCTCTTTAGGGTCTAGTTCTTCAGCTTTTCTCTTAAATTCTTCTGCAACTCCTTCATCTCCTTGTTGTTTTGCAAGGACAGCCAAGTTACGCAAACGAGCAGCTTCAGCCTGATTTTCTGGACTAACAAAAGACGTTGGTATTGGAGCAACAGCACTAGGCGCAGCAGCAGGAGCAGTTGCTACTGGTGCAGCAACAGGAGCAGCAGGAGTAGTTACGACTGGAGCAGGAGCAGTTTGAGAAAATATGCCACGTACAACAGGTGGCGCAGCCATATCAGCACTTCCATAGCCGCCACCAACAAACCCACCACTTCCAACCTCAGGAGACATAAGCCCAGCAGGAGCCTCAACGGTAGGCGAAGGGGCAGGTGCGGATACAGGAGCAGGTACAGGAGCAGGAGTAACTTGGCTAGGAGTTGTACCTAGTCCGTACATCTTCATACGCTCACGCGCCGATACCTGCTTAACAAACTCATCTGGGCTTACATCAGCCAGATACGCCAAGTCAGGATTAGCCGCTTTCATTGCAGCCAAACCAGTTAGTTGACGCTTTGCTTGAGCTAACTTCATTACGTTACTGACCTGATTTAGACCAGCATCGTAAGTCTGACCAGCAGCACCATAACCAGCACCTAGCGCAGTTAGGACGTTCTGTAATGGAGACCGACTATAACCCTGTGGACTCATACCTTGAGCCAATGCACTAGCAAAGCCTAGCAAGCCGCCAATGTTTGCTCTATTTTCTAAAGAAGCCCGTTCAGGAGCATCTAATAGCCCACGGTAAACCTCTGGAGTCGTTCCAAAGACTTTAGGCAACTTAGATAGGATATCTTCAATAGCCATACGTCACCTTAGATGAGACTAATTCTTGGGCTACCCATTGCATACTGTGTAGGCTGTTCCATCTGGAATTGCTGACCACGAGCTAACCCCGGTGGAGGAGCCATTTCAGGAGGAGGAGCAGGAGTCATCGCACTTTGTAACGCACCTAATCCAACTTGAGTAGTTATAGGATTTTGGTTAGCAAATGTATTTAATGCACCAAGATCACTTTTCAAAGCACTCATTCCACCAGCCACCTGATTACCAAACGTTACAGGCGCAGTTGTTGATCCGATAAGACCTGTAGTGCCACCTGTAGCCGCATAAGTCGGCATTGTTGCTTTAGCCATTGGAGCAGCGGTATTAAAGGCAAGACTTGGATTCAGAGCAGTACTTCCCATACCAGCAGTACCCATCACAGCAGGATTAGCACCAGTCATCGCAGCAGTAGACGCAGTATTGCCAGCAGTCAAAGCACCTTTAGCAAACGAACCACCAAAGCCACCTAGCGCACCACCCATTAGCGCACCTTGTAATGGATTACGACGATTAGTAACAGCACCTACGCCAGCACCAATCATTGCCATAGTTACTGGATCACCCATTATTTACCCCCAGATGGTGTAGATGTTGACGTAGATTTGGTCTCCAATGGCGCACCATAGATCACATTAGCAGCACGTTGCAATCTTTGTGTTTGAATATCTTGAGCAGCCAATCGACCTTGAATATCTTGCAGTTGATACTGCTCTCTACCCTGACCAACTCTTAACAATTTTTCAATATCGCCATAATCAGCCGCACCAAGAGTCGGAGCTAGTTGAGATGCAGCGACTTGTCGTGCGCGTTCTGCCTCAGATGAGTTATATGCAAGTTGCTTATAAGCATCACCAAGACCCTGACTAATGCCGTAACCGGCTCTTTCTGCTGCCTGTGACATGGCTCCAGAGCCATAACGACCCGCAGAGGAAGCCTGACTTTGAAGCCCTCGAATAGCCTCTTGACCAGCCATTGTCGTAGGACGATATAAAGCCTCAGCAGCACCAGCTAGGAATGGATTGATACCACGACCTTGAATCGTAGCGAGTTGTTCAGCCTGACCAGCCCGTAGTAGTGGAGAACCAGCAATAGCTCGTTGTTGAGCCATCTGAAGAGCTTGAGAAGTTTCCGCAGATGGCCCGACAGCCAAATTCTGAGGAGGAGGAGCCATGCCCTCATATTGCCTTCTAGCCTCATTTATTAGGAAACGTAAATCCGGCTTAAATTCAGGATCTAACTCTGTTCTTGATGTTTGCGTTTGACCGCCGCCACCACCACCCATATTAAACCTCGCTTATCCACTTTCTAGGCCTGAAACCGTAAGCCTTAGCCCTACGATCCCATCCCGGTCTATGACTTGAGAATGTTAGGTATTTGTTACCACTTTCCCTTGCCATATTTTTGATGAATTGTAAACCTTTTTGCACCATCTGATAATCATTTTCTAACGTCCAAGCACACCAGATATGGAGTTCTTCCCCCAATGGTTGCAAAATAAAAAACGCTTTGAAATGGTTATCCTCTAGTCCAACCCATAAGCCAGATTTCTGATTCCAGCAGTCCGTGTACACATCTTCCACGATCCAACTTTCAGAACTGACACTCTTAATTTTGTCTAACCCCGGCTTGACGCTCATCCACCACTTCCTGAGTTGGTCAGGCTCGATATATTTCCATTCTGTCATCCGACGATTATGTATCCGTAAGTTTTGTCAGCCGTACTATTAGCCCAATGACTAATGGTTGCCTGACCTTGTTGTTGAGTAGAAACGTATAAGTTCGTTGTAGCCGATGGTGCAAGGTAAGACAGCGTAATAATAGTCGATGGCGTTGCTGGTCTAGTCGGACTCGTATCAGTCGGATACTGCTCCAAAGAAACACCAGTATCACTAACCCGCCACATTACCTCAACATAGTCATTAGCGTTCATTTCCAGAACGTAATTCATCGCAGCGATCAGGTGGCTAGGATCGCCTGTACTCTTTCTTGCTGGCAAGTAAAACTTACTATTAGAACCAGCTACGTTAGTTCCATTCTTACGGAACCAAATATCTACGTCCTGACCATCGTTTGACGTATTCTTAAATTGAAACGAGAACTGGATGTTGTAAATCCCATAATTCCTGACGTTTAGCCTAGAACTATTGGAAACGTAAACTCCATTGGAATAATCTGTTGTGTTAAACGTAACCGCATACGCTGTAGTCGTGTTAGCCGCTGTCTGGTCTGTAGAGTCCTGAAACGCCCCATAGGGAGCCGAATCAGCCTCAGCAGCCGCAGATACCGGGACAAAGAAAATCAGGCTGTCAAAGCCTATACGCGAGTCGTTAAGGGTCGTTGTAACCGCATTACCAGTCGCTAGGGTAATCAAGCCTGTGTTATTGGTCTTTCCGTCCATAATGCCACGAACGACCTCAGCAACAGCCCTCTCATCCCCTCCAAACTGCGGTAATGTCCGAAACTGAGTCATCGATTACCCTGCTTTGTTATCTCTATGTCCGTTCCGACAACTGTTTTCCAGTTATCACCCGTCGGAGTCACCCTGACCCTATGGTAATTACCGTTAGCCCTGAGAGATACCCGATTCTCACTATCAGCAGCTACAGCCGTACCGAACAATACCTGATCCGTTAACAAAGTACGACTCGCTATAGCCACCTGTGCGCTACCACCATCGACTATCGGTTTAGCCAGCGTAATCGTAGACCTACCCTGATTGATGTCACCTGAGACCACATAAGCGGTTTTCCTAGAGTTACCGAACGTAATCACCCTCTGACCGCTAGTGCCAATCAAAATCAACTGATTACCAGCCCATTGAGGATCATCTAGCGATACCTGCAAGGCATCAATGCTTGCCGAGTAGTTATCCAACTGCTCAAGGGTTACAGTCGCTGACAAGGCAGACGCTACAGACGTAGCCGTAGTATCAAGATACGACCATTTCCCTAGCGGAATGTTGTAAACAAGAATCCCATAGCCACCAGACTGTAATGGGAAGCACCATAACGCTAGCTTACGGATAGGATCAACAGTAGCCGATACTTTTAGGCGTATATCCTGCCGGGAAACACGCTCAAAGAACCAGCGGTTAATCTTTTCCTCGCCGATATTGGCAAAAGACTGACCATTACACGAATAAAACCCGTCATCCGCTAGGAAATACGTTATCCCACCGAATTGTGTGATTGATCCCGGAGCCATACACCCCAAAGACCGAGAAATCGCGTCAAATTGAAAGAAAAACGGGGAGCCTGAATAGCTCATCCGATATATGGCACGGTCTAGGAAGACCAGACCATACTCGCCACCCGCTAAACCCGTAATATTCCCACCGTCAGGGATAATCTGCGTATCTGATTGAGAAGCTGCACCGGGAGTCCAGTCTGTTTCGTCGTTAATGTCCGACCAATAGACCTTGTTTTCCTCACCTGAGACATTCGCAGCCACCACAAAGTCACGAACTACCGTCACATACTTAGCAGCAGGAGCAGTAGCAGCCAAATCAGCGAAATAAGTGCTAACACCAAGCTCAAAAGCCTGTAATTGGTCAGCACCATTAGCAGCAATTACCTTAGCTCCGTACTGAGTAACGTCCCAATACTCAATGTTTGAGTACCCAGTTGTTGTCATTGGGTCTAAGTCTAGGTCAGCCGCATCAAACTTGTACAAGTTAGACGCTGATCCAGCAAAAATCGTCGTTACATTGCCTAGCTTGGCACTAAAAGTTACCAATAAGTCAGCCCCAGCAGCATCAGACAGATTAGCCTCCCCGTTAAAAGGTGCATATCCGCTAGTTACTGGATAGCAATTCACAGCCTCTGTGACAGCCCCTATAACTCCGGGCTGATCTGGTAGCCATTCTCCGAAATTGATCGTTACCATTATTGTCTAACCCAGTTGTTATTTCCTGCACTTTGGTTCGTCCAAACACTATCACCACTAGGAATATTCGTCCATGTATCAGACGATGGAGAAGTCTGCGACCATGTATCCGATCCAGCAGACTGAGCGTCCCAAGTATTTACGCTAGGTGTCGTATCAGCCCATTCCGCGCCAATATTGTCACCAAAGCACGACAGAATAGCCAGACCATTAACCGATGCTGAACCACCCATGATTCGAGATGGTGAGCAGATAACAGTAGCATCCACCTCAATCGATGCAAAACCTTCGTACTCAACACCACCGTTAGCCGTTACAGTCGCTTCACCTGTAATCTGGCCTGATCCAGTCCTAACCCGAATACCATCAGCCGTAACCGTCGCAGCACCCGATACAGCAGCGTTACCCAGCTGAATCCGAATTCCTGTCGCAGTAACCGTAGCAGTTCCACTAACAGCACCGCTACCTGCATATACCGCAAAACCAGCCGCTGCTACCGTTGCCGATGCTGTAACACTCGCTGAGGCTGACGCAACAATACCGCCTAGAGCAGTAACCGTCGCTGTGCCTGAAATAGCACCAGAAGCAGTCCTAGTCCTTATCGCATTAGCTGAAACCGTCGCTGTACCGCTAACGGAACCGCTAGTAAACCTAATCCTAAAAGCACTTACCGTAACCGTCGCACTAGCCGAAATACTCGCATCGCCAAACAATACAGCCCCACCTAGTGAGGCAAATGGAGACTGAGCTAATGCGCTAATCCCAAACATTTAGACAATCACCCATCTAGCACCAGTCGGAACCGTTACCGTCACCCCTGTGTTTAACGTGACGTTCCCAGAACTCAGGCCGTTGTAATTCGTTGGCAAAGTCAAAGATGTAGCGACAGTATTAGCATTTAGGAAAATGCCGTTAGACGCAGCAAATGAAGCATCATAAGCAATGTCTGAGGCATCCCCATATACCGCTTTACTTGATGGATACGTTACAAATACGTCTTTGCTATTGGCTGCAAAGTTAATCGCTGCTGTAGTTCCTGAGCTATTCGATAAAATCGTATCCCTAGATAACGTCGTGCCGCTAGACGTATATGTGCCGATACCGACTTCCCATGTTCCAGCAGTCGTATCAACAATGGCGTAGTACGTTGTATTTGCATTGCCAATGTCGGCAAACGAGCGAAAGCCTGACGCAGCACCAGCTAACGTCAAAGTACCAGTACCGGAAGTCGTACTGGTCTCTTTGATCCTATCCTTTACGACCAAAGGCATGATTTATCCTTATGCCAGAGTGACGCTCAAGCTACCGATAGCAATCTTGAAAATATCGCCGTTATCAATCGTCTTGGATGTATCTAGTGCTGTGTGATACAGCAAGTTGCCGCTAGTCAAGGCATCGTGGATGCCAATCCAGCCAACCGTACCCCAGTTACCAGTAGCCTGTGGGAACTCTACCGCTGCACTATTTGTTGATACGCCGTTACTAGGCGAACCAAACGTCACCGCAGTTCGAGCATACGAACCACCGGATACCTCAGTACCGCTACCAGCATCAGTCGGGTCAGAAGTAAAAAGACCAACATAAACCGTTGCAGGGCTGGTGTAACTTGTGTTTCTCAGAGTCGCGTTAATTAGCGCGTTCTCAAGATAATTCGACATTTCTGCCATGATTTACCTCACGTTATAAGACATAGACATAGGCTGACCGCTGTACTCACTTGATTGGTCAGAG